CGACCAGTTGCTGGCGAAGATTGAAGTGGGCGATGTCTGGGGCGTGGGCCGGCGCATCACCGAGCAGCTCGCGCGCCTGCGCATCCGCACGGCGCAGGAACTGCGCAACGCGCCCCTGAAGGCCATCCGCCAATACTTCGGCGTGGTGATGGAGCGTACCTGCGCCGAGCTGCGCGGCGTCTCCTGCCTTGCCCTGGAGGACGTGGCACCGCCGCGCCAGCAGATCGTCTCGTCGCGCTCCTATGGCGAGCGCGTGTCGGGCCTGCGCGAGATCGAGGAGTCCGTCAGCACCTACGCCGCCCGCGCCGCCGAGAAGCTGCGCGCACAGGGCTCCACCTGCGGCGCCGTGCATGTCTTCGTGGAGACCGATCGCTTCAAGCTGGACGAACCGCAATACAACAACGGCCGCACCGTGCCCCTGCCCGAGCCGACCGATGATCTGCGGGTAATCGTGAAGGCCGCGATGTGGGGTCTTCGCCGGATCTACCGGCCCGAGTTCCGCTACAAGAAGGCCGGCATCATGCTGATGAATTTAGCCGAGGGTCAGGCGCGTCAGGGCACGCTCTTTGGCAGCGGCGTGTCGGCAATGTCGTCGGCGCCGCTCATGGCCGCTTTCGACAATATCAACAAGCGTTTCGGACGCGATACTGTGCGTCTGGCCAGCGCGGCCGGCCCGCATCAATGGGCGGCGCGCTTCGAGCACGTGACACCGCATTACACAACCGATTGGGCGGCGCTGCCGCGCGTGAGGTAGACATGCAAGTGATCGTTTATCAGATGCGCCGCAATGGCGTGGAGATTGCCCGCGAGCTGCTGGGCGATGAGGCGCGCAATATCGGCGAACTGCGCGTGGGCGTCTTCGAGGATGGCGACCGCCGCCGGCCGACCAAGGCGGCCCGGCTGCAGCGTGACAGCGGGGAGGTCATCATGGAGCTGGTGGATGTGCAGGTGGACGCCATCAAGGCATCGCGAATGGTCATCAAGGGGATAGAGCGACGGCAGACCGAACGCGGGGTGGTGGAGTTCGCGCAGGCCTGGCTGTGCGTGCAGGCGGGGACGCCGTTACTGGAGACTTCGCGCGAGAGGTTTTTCAAGACTAGCGGTGGCGTTCAACATTAAGGATCTTGTGGCTCAGCTTGTCTCGCGCTCTGAGCTTCATATAATGAGCTCTCGAGGTCAAAAGACCGAAAAGTATTCGCAACGCGGCGACCCCGAAGTGCCGTACAGCCAAAAGTATGGCAAAGAATTTGTGGAATACTTATGAATAGCTCACTCACATTTGGCTTCACCTACAGGGGCTACGATGTCATGATCATCGGTTACCAAATAGAGGAGGGCTGGCGGATGGCGCTTGAGCTCCGATGTGGTGCCGATGTAGAGCTTATCCGAGACACCTCAACCGTATATCCTGATTTCGTGAGTTTGCGCAGTATGGGAATCTGGCAAGCCCATCTGAAAATCGCCCGCAAAACTGATGCCCACAGCTCTGCTTAGCGAAAAGCAGTTACAGCTTCGCCCTGCAACGCCATATGCACATCTGACGACTGGACTGTCGCAACGGTGGAAAGGAGCAACGAGAGGGGGCACGGTTTCGCCAGCACCGCATCAAAGATTTTCCGGGCTTCCCAAGAGTTCTGCATCGGAGTCGCGCTAAGCAGAACTACAGGTATGGAAGAAAAATGCGGGTCATTCTTAATTTTGATCGCAAGCTCCAGGCCGTTCATGACCGGCATTCGGAGATCGGTGAGAACGATATCTACTTTCACGCTTACATTAAGCAGCATGTCATACGCTTCAGATCCGTTTGAGGATTCCAGCACGTTATAGCCCGCTTGTGCGAAAAGCTCTGCAAAAATGGCGCGCACATCCTTGTCGTCCTCAACGATCAGCAGAGTGGGAATTCTCTCTAGCATGATCTGTCCCCTTTTTTTGGCTATTTGCCCGTCAGGGCCTTATTGGCTGGTTTTATTATGGTCTGAAATCACAGATATTTCATTTAGTGAATCTCGCCTTGCGGGAACCGCCATTCAAGGAAAATGGATGAAACCGGCGTCATTTCAGAGACATAACTGCTGACACGAAAGTAGAGCTCCCGATGAGCGAGAAAACCCTCATCGTCCTTTGAGCTTCGCGGCCTTTGCCAGCCGCTCGAAATCGTCACGACAATCGGAATTGCAGAACAGAAACTCGGCTTCTACTACTTCATCGCAAAAGTGGCAGTGGCAGTCCGGCTGAAGCAACGGCGCTCGTCGCGCTGCGGCCAAGCCGGCCGCAATAGTACGGTAGATGCGGCTGTCCGCGTTGTCGGCGTGATCGCTCATGATTATTTTCCCTCATTGGTTGGAAGTTGATAGGGACGGAACCGGACCACGTCTTGGCCCGCCCACTCGTTCAAGGAAAGGAACTGTGCCTGCAACGGCTCAATCTCGTTGCAACCAAAGACGGCGGCGGCTTTCGTCACATCGCCGAAGCCGCCGGTGTTGTTCGGCATGGTCCCGAGTAATTGCGGCGGCACGCGATGCGCGGCCAGCACGTCGTCGCGCGTGCAGTTCTTGATGTTGAAAAATTCGTCCTTGGCCGCGATCTCGGAGACGGGCAGGATCTGCAGACCGTCTTTCTTGCCGCCTGGTGCATAGACAAACAGATTGCGGAAGTTGCCCGGTCCTTTGCTGTTGCGCATGGCCTCGCGCAGCTTGTCCACGTCGTTGACGTTGCTGGCCGTGTCGGTCATGTAGAGGATGAAGCCGGCATGCGAGCCGTTGAGGTAGTAGCGGCGACGAAAGAGCGTGGCCGATTCATTGAGCCAGGCCGATTGCAGCGCGCTCACGTACTGCGGCACCCCATACACCTCCTGGTTGATGTCGGGTGCCTGCAGGTGCCAGATGCCGTCCCGCTCGAATTCGTAGGTATCGCGCCAGCCGTTGACGAAGAAGTAGCGCCCTGGATCCACGCCGACGCGCGTGTATTTGGCCAATGCCGGCTTGAGGTTCAGGAGCTTGCCCGTCATGCTCTCGCGCCGCTCGGCGTAGCAGTTGCCGAACAGCAGAAAGTCCAGCGCCAGCCGCGTGAAGTCGCCCCGCGACAAGACGGCGGACGGCTGGAAGGTCGACGCCAGGATATTGACCTTGCACCAGATCGCACTAGCGTGATGAACGCTGGCATTCAAGGACTTGGCCAGGCCCGCCATGCTCAAGGGCGGCTCGTACCAATCGCCATTGCGGTAGCACTCGACGTCGGCCAGCATGTCCCGGCCTTCCAGCACGGGTGATGGGTCGCCGAAAGAGAATGCCTCAACGGCTGGCGGTGGCGCCTCGACCTTAGCCGGGAGGGCGTTGTCGGATGCAGCCGCGCGGCGGCGTGCTCTGTGTTTCATCAGAAGAACTCCATGGAAGAGGTGTTGTTAGCGGTGGTGCCTTCGAAGGGCTCGTAGTCGAGGGCGTGCATGACCGACCAAGCCAAGTCAGCGAGGCCGGTCTCTTCCGAGCGGCCGGCGTCATAGGTGACTGCACGGCCGCTGGGCGTGAGAATCTTGCGAATGGCCATGAAGGACTGCGCGATGTCCGTCCAGCCGGCGTCGAACTGCAGGCGTCCACTGCGGATGATGTTTTGTGCCTTCAGCACCATCCGCGTTTTGACTTCGGGCGAGTAGCTGATGGCGGTAGCACCTGGGAAGAACTGTTTCACCAAGGGATAGACACCCACACCCATGCCCGTGGTGTCGATACCGATGTACTGCACGTTGTAGCGGCCGCACATTTCCTTGATGAGCGCCGCTTGCTCGGCGAAGTCTTTGCCGCGCCATTGGTGCCGCTCAAGGATGCGGAAATTGCCGCCAGGGACCAGAGGTGGGGCAATCACCGAGCAACCGGCACTGTCGCCCGTCAATGACGGGTCATAACCGATCCACACGGGACGATGGCCGAAGGGGCGCGCTGTGAAGGGCTTGTAGTCGTCCCAATCCACCCACGAATCCACCATGCCGCGCTGCAGGTCGGCCAGGGGGAACACCGACGCGGA